GAGCTGCGGACGCTTATGCTAAGCTCAAGGTAGGCTTACGTGCACGTACGCACAATTTGGGTGACGGACTAAGCCCATTTCTACGACGACGTCACGCTGCCGGCCGGCACGAGCGGAAAAGAGCGACCGGTGCTTCCGGACTGCAATGGTGTGCTTTCAGTGGTTAGGTACTACAAATTTTCTCATGCATGAAATCAACTCTCAACCCCCCGTCCAGTTCACGCAAGATCAAAGTACCAGGAGATCAGTGTGTTCCGCAGCACGACGAGCAATGCACCTACGGTTCATCAAACAATGTGTGCACTTGTCGGCTGTTGCGGTCACAGTCTGTATCATCATCTCCTTCATTGGCGCATGTCGTGCCACCCCAGCCAGAGCAGCGTTGGAGACCAATTCCACCTGCGGGCTCGGACAACAACCCATCTATAGTGGACCTCAAGGGTTCACTAACCACCAGGGAGCAGATCGAGAAGATTCAAGAAAACCATGGTGGTATACATCAGCGTCTGAGTTCTTTGAGAGAAAAACAGAACAAATTATCGAAGAAATCAGACGCCTTGTGCAGTGGTCTCGAGAAAAGGGTCGCAGCAGTTTCACAGGACTGCAGCGATCTTTCGAGAAAAATCCTGGACACCGAGAAGAAACTACGCACCCTGGCGAATCAAAACAACCAGATGAACAACGTAGTTTGTTCAACGTCGAGTCATCTTTCGAGTGGTTCAGGTCAGTCATTGATCGAGAAAGACAAAGAATTCACAGATGGAGCTGTATCTACAGAAACTCTATCCAACTCGTTGTCGACGAGTCAAGCGTCATTGACTGGATCGATTTTATCGGCGAAAATGGGGTCGATTGGGATGAAACACATCAACATTTCCGGATCTGTTTTAGCCGACACTGGTGGAACGTTGAAATTGAACACAAACAACACGCAATCAACGCCCGCCGGAGTACCGAAGCTTGCAACATCAACCAACACGCCTTCCACGTCTTCGTCAGAGACAGAATCATCGAACGATGCGGAGGGTGTGGAGAAACTTGTGATCAATTCCTATGGTCACTCGTTCAACTTTAGGTACGGCGCTTGGTCGCAACCAACAGTGGTTCGACCCGTAGACACCTTCCAGAGAGTGCTTTTGATAACTATTTTGCTGATGTATGCTCTGTGGCTTATCCCGAGCTGGTCAGTTATTTCTATTTGGTTGTCTTTTTCTACATTTATTTTCACTTTTGTGTCAGGAGTGGTGGTGGCCGTTTACATTAATCGCGCGATCTCGGACTACGGGTTTTTTGCAAAAGAAAATCGCGTCACAGACGATAATTGCAATTTCCGTAGTATTCACCGAAAAGATTACTATGTTGACGGCACAGTTGGCGATTGGATCATGGAGGTCAGTGAGCCCCGCAACCTGCGGTTGGCGAACCATGAAAATGTGGCACCCGACCGGAAAGATTCTGATCACCCAGTTTTTGCAGAACTTGCTGATTATCACTGTGTACGATATATCCTTGAGAAACCAGAACCGTCGTTGTTCAGTTTCCTCAAACTCCACAGGAACAGGGTTATCAGGCAGGTTATGAATTTCACTGTCAATCTCACTTTGCTGTCGGTCTTAAGCTCAAACCGTCAAAACATCCTACGTGGCAAGAATTTCACTGAGAGCTGGAACGTACTGTCCCTATATGCAGATTCACAGGACGACGTGCCTATGCCGCTCAATTATTCGGACGCAAGTCTTTCTTTGCCCACAGCTACGGTGCTCATGGCCTACATGCAAATGAACCGCAAGTATCACCCCTCATTGGGGGGGGTAGATGCGGTCCGCTGCGAATTTTAGAAACCCACAAATATTTGTGGGGTTACACAATCCAACAAGCGCGCATACCGATCGCAGAATCGGTACTGCACCGAGAAAAGAAACACGAGCATCCTGTGTCAAACAGGCCGGTTGCAGTTAGTTTGGGTTGTGAATGCCTACAAGCAACGCCGCTCATCCCGAAACGAACAGGGTTTGAGCAGCAGCAGCGGGCCGCGTCTCAGCGAATCGGTCGTCTGACGCCAGAAATTTCAAATCGCGCCCTATTGCGACAATTGAGAAGGCATGTCTACCTACGGTGCAAGAAACTATTGAAACCATTGCACAAAGACACAGATTTCTCATTTGAAAATTGGTTGTCACACACCAACTACACTGAGAAACGCAAAGAAGAATTGCGGAAAGTTCACGACAAATTTCCAGCTGTTGTCACTCGAGAATACATATTGCATCATCGGAGGTGCAAGTGTTTCATCAAGAATGAGAGCTACCCGATGTTCAAGAATCCACGGGGAATAGCCTCAAGGAAAGATCAAGTTAAATGCTGGATTGGCCCAATCATCAAGGCGATCGAGAACGAAGTCTACAAGTTGCCATACTTCATCAAACACATTCCCAAACCAGAACGTGCAAAGTATATTGTAGATCATGTCACCCAGCCAGGAGCGACATACGCTGGGACTGACTATTCGTCTTTCGAATCTAGCTTCCGGCCGCAGATAATGAAAGCATGCGAGTTTGTGCTCTACAGGTACATGACCAAATCGTGCCCGAAACAACTCGAAGCAATCAAAATATTTGAAGAAATCTGTACCGGTATGAATAAGATGTCGTACAAAGACGGCACCTTTTGGGTCAAAGGTCGTAGAATGAGTGGTGAGATGACAACGTCACTGGGGAATGGTTGGACAAACCTCATGTTGGCGTCTTTCGCGATACGCTCAGCACGCGGAGAGTGTGAATCATTGAAGATAGTCGTTGAAGGTGACGACGCAGTCATGGCCATTTTCGCCAGTGACCACATTTGTAAAGATAGTTTTTCTGTATTTGGTTTTTGTATCAAAATTGAAAAATCTTTTCGTCTCTCAGACGCTAGTTTTTGTGGCTTGGTTTTTGACGAAGAGGACCAGATGGACTGCGCAGACCCGATCCAAGAGATCGTCAATTTTGGCTGGTACAACGGCTTTCAACTCTACATGAAGCAAGAAAAACTTGATTCACTACTCGTCGCTAAGGCGTATTCGCTTCTCTACGAGTATCCAGGTTGCCCAATCATGAAAGAGTTGGCTGCTATGGTATTCCGGTGCAAATCAGATATCGTCAAGAATTTCGATTTCGAAGATTTTCTCGCAAAACATTGTGTCAACACATGGGAAAGAGATCGTTTTCTTGCGATTCGAGACGGGCTCTCATCAAAAGACAGAATTCGTTGGATGTTGAGCCGCCCGATTGGTTGGAGGACTCGCCAAATGGTTGAAAGGTATTACAAAATCAGTATTGATCTACAGCTACGCTCTGAGGCCTATTTGCGGAGCATTACTCGCATAGGTCCTTTAGATATGCCGTGGCTGCAGCATCTATTTCATCCTGATCAACAATGGGCGGGACGTCTAACGCAATCATTTGCAGCTGGTACCGAATGTTCATATATAGCAAATTTCGCTTTTTGGAAATAGCAGGGGCAACTTTCAGGGACCGACCTTCGGGTTATTCGGTG